TCTATCTCACGGCTGATGAATGGACCGTAGAGAGTGGATTGGTCACGGCTGCGATGAAGTTGAAGAGGAATGAGATTCAGAAGCATTACAAGGAGGCCATAGACAAGTTGTTCCCTGCCAACAAGGATTAATCGATAAAGAACTTGCGTCCCTAATAGCCATGATTATGCCGCGTCGGCGAAGACTTTGGAGCCCTCAATCACTCCCATCCAATCGGGAGATGACCGCGGAGAGCCAAGTGATGATGAATGCTCCCACATTCAGTCTACCCCGAGAAGAGTTCTTAGAGAGAGTGCGATCTCAAGAACCTCTCCTGACAGAGGAGAACAGCGGTCTCCTATTGAGATGAATACCGAAAATCATTTCGAAGCTCATCGCCTAAATCGACATGACGAGCAAGATGGTGATGATTGTGTTACCTATGAATTATCAGGTGAAATTCTATGTAAGAATGAGGAACCTAATATCATAGAAGATGTTCCTACCAGACCGTCGGAAGTACTTTGTTCAGTTTATGAGGGCTTTCCTGCTGGAGTCGATTGGTGGACTCTTTCAGAGGCTGACGTGTCAAATTCTAGTGGTTTCGAAAAGTTAATCACTAGAAATGATTGGACTTTAGGTAGACGTTTACAGCCCAATATACCATTTCCATCCGAGGATGATGTGTTATTGAGTGGTATAAAAACTACCGATCCAGCTGTCATGCAAAGTGCGATAGATGAAATATTCCCATTGCACCATGACATGGACGATGCTTTCTTTCAAGAATTGGTAGAATGTGATGACATAGCCTTGGAATTGGACAAATGTTCCTTAGACTTGTCTTTCATACCAAATTGGGAAAAAGGGAGTTTTGGATTAAATTCAAACCTCAATTCTGGTCTCACATCAACCAGAAAATCGACTTTTAGAGAAGTCGCACTTGCTGTGAAGAAAAGAAACATGAATGTACCACAGCTTTCAACGATCTGTGATATTGAAGACATCAGCAACAAAGTTGTGAAAAAATTTTTCTCAACGATTGTGGATGTGAATAAGTTGGTAGGACTTCCCGACGTCATAGGTCAAGGTGAGATAGAATGGTTCAGTGAATATCTAAAAGGGAAGTCGGTATCCCCCGATGAATTCATTGATCCAATCTGTTTGGTGTCGATGGATAAGTACCGGCACATGATTAAGTCGCAATTAAAACCCGTAGAAGATAATTCTCTTGCCTACGAGCGGCCTTTAGCTGCGACCATAACTTACCATGACAAAGGTAAAGTTATGTCGACCTCACCTATTTTCTTGGCTGCAGCCACGAGGCTGCAACTTTGTCTTGCTGATAAAGTCAGCATTCCCTCTGGGAAACATCATCAGTTGTTTTCCTTAGATGCCAAATGTTTCAACGCCGTGAAACATTGGAAGGAGATAGATTTCTCAAAATTTGATAAATCACAACAAGAAATTCACCATGAAATTCAACGAAAGATATTCATCAGACTGGGAGTTCCGATGGATTTCGTTACGACATGGTTTTCGTCTCATAAGAATTCATTCATGAGCGACAGTTGCGGTCTCAAATTTTCCACGAATTTTCAACGTAGAACTGGTGATGCATGTACGTATTTGGGTAACACGATAGTAACACTCTCTGTTTTATGTTATGTCTATGACTTAGCAGATCCTAATGTGTTAATGGTCGTGGCTTCAGGCGATGATTCACTTGTTGGGTCAATCGAAGAATTAAATAGAGACAGAGAACACCTGTGCTCTACTTTATTCAATTTCGAAGCTAAATTCCCACATAATCAACCGTTCATATGCAGTAAGTTTTTACTTACTATGCCCACCTCATTCGGTGGAGAAAAAGTAGTCGCAGTGCCAAATCCAGTTAAATTGTTGATAAAGCTGGGTAAGAAGAATTTGGATCCAAATCAATTTGATGATTGGTACACAAGTTGGTTAGATCTGATACATTATTTCAATGATGCCAGATTAATTTCTGAAGTTGCTGAAATGTGTTCT